ACGCTCGACTGGATCGCGACGATACTCTCAGCGGACCAGGAGATCCGCGGGAACCTTCGTTTGCTCCGCGCGCGCGGCCGGGAGCTTTCACGAAACAATCCGATCGCGAAAAACTTTTTGAACCTGCTCGCGGCGAACGTCGCCGGTCCGAAGGGGATCGGGTACAAAGCGCAGGTCCGGAACAATTCCGCTCAGTGTCCGAAGTGTGCGGGGACCGGGAAGGAAACCGACGACACCGGCGAAGCTGTCCCGGCCGGCGGGAAGTGCAAAAACTGCAAGGGCAAAGGCTCACTCAAAAACGTTCTCGCGACCGCGATTAACGACAAGATCGAGGCGGCGTTCAAAGAGTGGGGCAAAAAAGGGAATTGCACGGTCGACGGAAAACTCTCCTGGAGACAAGTCCAGGATCTCGCGCTGAAAAACGTCGCGACCGACGGCGAAGTGTTTATCCGCAAGATCCCCGCGTTCGAGGGGAACAAGTTTCGCTTCGCTCTCCAGGTCATCGACGCGGATCAATGCGATCACCTGTACTCAGTTCCGCCGGCGCGCGGGACGAACGAGATCCGCCTGGGCGTCGAGGTCGACAAGTGGGGACGGCCGCTCGCCTATTGGATCAACCCGGGTCATCCGAGCGATCTGGGCGGCTCTCTCATGCGTGAGCGCATTCCGGCCGAGCAGATCATCCACCTGTACGATCCGGAGCGCGTATCTCAAACTCGCGGCGTTACCTGGTTTCATCCCGTAATGCTGCAGCTCCGAATGCTCGAGGGCTACATCGAAGCGGAGCTCGTCGCGGCGCGGACCGGCGCGGCGAAGATGGGATGGCTCGAATATGCCGACGCCTCGGCATACGAAGAGCCGAGTCCCGATGCTCCGAAGTTCGTCATCGAAGCGAACCCCGGCACGATCGAGACGCTTCCCCCAGGGATGAAATTCACCGCATGGAACCCGGATCATCCGGCGAACGCGTTCCCGATGTTCGTTATCACAATTTTGCGACAGATCGCGACCGGGCTCGGGGTCTCGTATAACGCGCTCGCCTCGGATCTCGTCGGCGTGAATTACTCGTCGATGCGATCGGGACTCCTGATCGAGCGCGATCAATGGAAGCGCGATCAGTCCTGGCTCATCGAGTCGCTCTGTCAACCCGTCTTCGATGATTTCCTCGAGTTCGCTCTGCTCTCCGGCGAGCTCGTCCTGGACTCACGGGATCCGGAAAAGTTCGCGGCCGGCAAGTGGGAACCCCGCGGCTGGCAATGGGTCGATCCGCTCAAGGACGCGCAATCGGCGATCCTCGCGATCGGCGCTCGGCTCAGATCCCGCGATTCGATCGTCGCCGAAACCGGCGAAGACATCGGCGAAGTGTTCGAGGAGATCAAGCAAGAGGAAGCTCTCGCCGAGGAGCTCGGTCTCGACCTCACTCTCCCAGGGGCGAACAAACCGCTCGGCGGTCCGGAGAACCAAAGCGAAGAAGACGACGAGGAATCGCCCGCAGGCGGCGGATCGGGCGGGTCCACTACCGCCGGCGCCGGATCCAAAAACGCCGCGCTCGTTACAGCGCGGACTCTGAATCCACCGAGGTTAATGCAATGAAGGAAAAAACTTTGATCCCCCCGGTCCGCGATGGAGAAGTTCTCCCCATGCAGACGCGCGAGTTCGCGATCGACTCATTCTCGAAGGTTCCCCGGAAGCGTCGAAAAAAAGATCCGGCGCAACTCGAGGCCGAGAAGCTCGCGGCTCGCGCGGCCGGCAAACCGAGCGATGACATCGACGACGAAGAGGACGATCCGGATTCTCCTGACGAGGACCGCTTCGCGATCTCGATCTCTTCCGAGTTCCCGGTCCAGCGATGGGGCGCGACCGAGATCCTCGATCACTCCCCCGAATCCGTCGACCTCTCGCGTGCAAAGCAAGGGCTCTCGTTCCTCGACAGCCACTTCTCGCGCTCGATCATCGGGATCGTTCACAACGTCGAGCTCAAAAGCAAAAAGCTCCGCGGCGAGGTCCAGTTCTCGAGGAGCGCGGCCGCGCAAGATGTGAAGCGCGACGTTCTCGACGGGATCCGAAAATTTATTTCTGTCGGCTATGCGGTTGATGAGTACCAGCTCACGAAGTCCTCGACGACCGAGGGCGACACATATCGGGCGACGAAATGGACGCCGATGGAAGCAAGTTCGGTCGCGGTCCCGGCGGATCCAACCGTCGGACACAACCGGAAAGCGGGCGAGCAAGGCTTCCCCGTGAAAGTTCGCAGTCTCAACCCGGCCGGCAATGCGGCCGCAACTCAGGAGGAAACAATGGAAACAAGCGCAGCGGTAACCGACACTCGAAAGGAAGCTGTCGAGATCATGGGTCTCGGCACGCGTCACGGCATCGAGTCGAAGCGCGTCTCGGCATGGATCGAGGGGGGAAAGTCGGTCGCCGACGTTTCCCGCGAGATCCTGGATGAGATCGCGAAAAAAGTAAAACCAGTCACAACCCCGGCAAGCGAGACTCGCGAAGAGATTGAGCTCTCAGACAAAGAGCAGCTCGAATACAACCTCGCCCGCGGCATCATCGCGGCCGCGGAAGCGCGAGAGAGCGATCGGGATCCCGAGAATTGTCTCGAGATCGAGATCTCCCGCGTGATCGAGAAGGCGTACACGCGCGCAACTCACGGCGGGCTCTTCGTGCCCTGGAGCGTGAAAAATGTCCATGCGCTCACAAAGCGCGCGGGCCTGGATTCGAAAACGTCGACGACCGGAATCGAGCTCAAGTTCACCGAGCCCGGAGCGTTCATCGACTATCTGTACAACCGTTTGCGCGTGAAGCAACTCGGCGCGGAAACGATCTCGGGACTTCGCGATAACGTCGCTTTCCCGAAACAGACCGGACGCGCAACGGGTTCGTGGGTCGCTGAAAACCCCGGCTCGGACGTGGCCGATTCGAACCTCACGCTCGGACAGGTCCCGAGCTCTCCGCACACCTACCAGTCTTCGACGAGCTATTCTCGGCAATTGCTCGCTCAAGCTGTGGTCGATGTCGACACGCTCGTTCGACAGGATCTCGCGCGCGATATGGCGATCGCTGTCGACTTCGCCGCGATCGCGGGACCCGGGACGAACTCCCCGACCGGCATTTTGAACACGTCGGGAATTACGTCGTTCATCCTGAACGGCGACAGCGGCAACGGGGGGACGCCGGATTACACCGACATCGTCCACATGATCGAGCAGCTCGAGGACACGAACGCCGACCAACTCGGCGATCCCGGATGGCTCACGACGCCGGGGATCAAGTCGCTCCTCAAGCTAACCCCTCGCTTGGCGAACACGATCGCTCTTCCCGTGTGGACCGACAACGAGGAAGTGTCCGGCTATGAGGCGTTCTCTTCGAACCAGGTTCCAAAGACCGGGACCCGCGGATCAACGTCGAACAATCACGCGATCATCTTGGGCGTGTGGGCGACGATGATAATCGGGATGTGGGGAAGCGGGTTCGAGCTCGTCGTCGACCCGTATCGCCTCAAGAAACAGGGCATGATCGAACTCACGACGTTCATGCTTACCGATGTCGCGCTCAAGTATCCGGCCGCGTTCGTCGTTGCCGAATGCCAGCCGAGCTAATAGATCGTTCGCCGAGGAGTCGCCTCGAAACGTGAACTGGTCGGGTCGGCCGCGGGGTCCGAGTCCCTCGCGGTCCGATCCGATCCTTCAACCCACCACCAGGAGAAAAAAGTCATGGCACAAAAAACGAAGCGCGCAAGAGTGAAACTTCTCAAAGGCGTGCGGATCGATGGCAAGCACGTCGACGCCGGAACAACTGTCGAGGTCGATCGATCTCTCGCGAACGATCTCACCGCGGCGAATCAAGGTGAGCTCGTCGAGGAAGACGAGGAAGACAGGGACGGCCGGGAGCTCGCTCCCGAACAAATGGGAGTCCACGTCGAAACCCCGACACATGGAGATCCGGGGCATGAGGTCCGCGAACCTCGAGCGCCGAAAGTCGTCCATCGACGACGAGCTTAGGCGATGACGATCACGTTCCGCGACTCCGATGTTTCCGCGATTTTCGCCGACGCCGCAAAGCTGGGTCTCGCGGTTTCGGTAACGATCGATGGACACACCGGAGTCGGGATCGTCGACGAGAACGACACGGTCGTCGTGTCGGATGGGAATCGAGGCGGCGTCGTCGGCGGCGTCACCACGATCACAGTTCAAACCTCAGCGTTCCCCTCGGGCTCGCTGAAACCGGACAAAGCAATCACCGTCGACGGCAACTCGTACACGATCCGGCAACGACTGAAAGAGAGCGACACGGCACTAACAAAAATTCTGATCGGGAGCGTGTGAAATGCAAACAACTTTGAACTTTGCAATCCCCAAGCCTGGGAAGGGCTCGGGCGAGGAAGTCGGCTACATGAAGAACGCGGCCGGCGCGGAAGACACTCCGCTCCGCATCGCGCTCGATCTGATCGATGCGAGGCTCGCGGCCGAACCCGTCTCCGCAATAATCGCCGCGTCCGGCGCGATCGCTCAAAAGGTGGGGATCGTTCGCCTGGGCTCGACCGGAGTTCTCGCGATGACACTCGCGGATCCGACGACCGGGACCGACGACGGGAAAAAACTCACGATCGTCGCGGTCACCGCTCACGCTCACGTCATCACGATCCCCGGCGGGCTCGCAGGCGGAGCGCATAACACGGTAACGCTCGGCGGAGCGATCGGAGACTTGGCCGTCGTGAGAGCGATCGCCGGAAAATGGTTTCTCGCGCCGTCGATCGATGCGACCGCATCGACGGTCTAGGAGTCTTTTTAAGTGGCATCGATACGGGAGCAAATCATCCTCGCGGTAATAGCGCTTTTCTCAGGAGCGGGCGCGCCGGCGGGTCTCACTGTTCACCGTGAGCGCACGCGGCCGATCGAGAGCGATTCGCTCCCGGCGATCCTGGTCTATTGCGACGATGACGCTCCCGTGACGCTTCTTAAACAACAATTCGCTCCCCTGGTCACGCGAAACTTGATCTTGCACGTCGAGTGCAGAGCTCAAGGATCGACGACGAACCCTCCGGACGCGGCGCTCGATCCGCTTCTCGTTTGGGTGACTCAGCAACTCACGCAGAACGAAAAATTCCCGACCTCTGCAGTCCCCCCCGTCAACCTGGGGAACGGTGTCGAGGAAGGTAAAACGACCTGGATCTCGAAAGAGGGCGATCAGCTTTATGCGGCCGCTGCCATGGAGTGGACCGTGAAGTACCGGACGAGCCGACTCGATCCGACCTTGCGAACATAGGAGGCTTCAATGCCTGGAATTCTGTACCCGCTCCCTCACGTCCCGATGCTCGGAAAAGGCTCGATCCTGTTCGATCGCTTCGACGCCGCTGGGCTACCGACCGGATATATGCCGTTCGGGAACTGTCACAAATTCGAAGTGAGTCTGAAAGACGATCGCGCCGAACTCTATCAGTCTCTCAACAAGAACTCGTCGCTCATCGCGAACGCGCTGAAAAAGCGGACGATCTCGCTCTCGATCAACGGGACCGACTTCCGCTCCGACATGGTCGCGATCGCGCTCATGTCCGGCGGCAAGACCGAGCTCGCGACCGCGGCCGCGACAATCACGGCCGAGGTTCTCGCCTCCGCGACAGCGACGAAGACGGGTCGATATTTTGCGCTCGCGAATCGCAACATCGACAACGTCACGACTCCCCCGGTCCTCACGAACAATGCGATCGTGCTCACCGAGGGGACCGATTACGAGCTCGTCGATCCGATCGAGGGGCTGATTTATTTCCCGCTCGGAGGCGCCGTCTCCGAATCGCACTCGGTCACGTGCACCTATAAAACGCTCGTCGGGCAGTTCGACCAGGTCGCACCAGCTACCGAGCCTCAGATCCAGGGCAAGCTCCGCTTCGTCCCGGATCCGACCGATGGGCAAAAGATCGGCGTCGAAGTGTGGCGCGTGAATCTATACCCGAGCGGACAACTAGGGTTCATCGCCGACGATTACGGCAACTGGACTCTCGACGGGGCGATCTTGGATGACACCGCGAACCATCCGAACTCGCCGTATCTGCTGCAAACTTTCTACTCGTAACGCTTCGAGTAGTGTGGGAGGTCGCGGAGAATCGCCAGAGCTGCTAGAGCGGGGACCGGGAAGTACCTCGGTCCCCGTCGGCAAACCAGAAGCGAGGACCTCGAAGCCTGGGGGACTCGAACCAGGGAGAAAAACATGAAGCTGGACGAGCGAGAGTTCGAGAGTGTTTCTCAGCAGATCACGGCCGCGCAAAATGATTATCTGATCGCCTACCTTCGCGTCGCCGGCGCGCTCGAGCTTTTCCAAGGGCTCGACCCAAAACAAACCGAGATCGACGTCGCCAAGGTCCGCGAGCAATTGCTCACGAAGATTCTCCTCAGCGGATTGAAGGCGCGCATTCTCGCCGGATGTCTCACCGAGGTCGGAAAGAAGTGGTCGCGCCTCGAGGCCGATCGCAACGCGGAGCGATTCGATGCGATCGTCGATCCCGAAGAGCAAACCACAATGACGAGTGGACTCGTCGGAGTGGTAATCGGTTTTTTTCCATACGCGGGGAGCTTGTCGACGAGTTCCCCGAAATCTTCCAACCCGAGCGACGCGGACCAAGCTACAAAGAACGCGGCGCCCGAGATCTCGGCGAGTTCTCTCTCCTGATCCGCGAGGTCGCGGGTCATCGGCCGGATCGCTTCGACGAGGTTATGGAGTGGGCGCTCCGGGATCTTTTCCTCGCTTACGTGGATCTGCTAGTCCAGGGAGCGCGTCACGCGTACGAAGTCGACACGATGGTTTGGGCAGTTCTCGCGGCCGGCGGAGCGAAGGTCAAAAAACCGGAACCTCCGGCCGTTCTCAAAGTACCGAAACTGATTCTCGGCGGGTGATATGGCGGACACAGCTCCTCAGATCAAGATCACACTCACGGCCGAGGACCAGGGCGTCGCGGCCGCGATCAAAGAGCTCGGGAATCAGCTCGGGGGCCTGAAGGCAAAACAGAACGAAGTCGCCGAGTCCTCGCTCAATCTCAAAAAAGCATTCGACGCCGTGATCTCCTCAGCCGTCGTTCTGAAAGTTCTCGAGTTCGGTAAAGAGGTTTTTCAAACCTCGCTCCAGATCGATCGCCTCTCCCAGAAGACCGGACTCTCGGCCGGGTTCCTTTCGACGTTTTCGAAAGCGGCCGAGAGCTCCGGAGTCACTACCGAGCAAGTGAGTGTCTCGCTCGGCCGGCTCGCGACGAACATTACAAAATTTCAGCAGGGCGGCACGGGCGCGGCCGCGGCGTTCAAAGCTCTCAATATCACGCAAGCCGATTTTAAAAACTTGTCCCCGGACGAAAAGATCCGGCTCGTCACCGATCGGCTCGGCGCGATGCACGCCGGTCTTCAGAAAGCGGCGATCGCGCAAACGATCATGGGCCGCGGCGGACAGGCTCTCCTCCCGACGCTCGATGCTCTCGCCGGCCAAGGCTTCGACAAAGTCACAGAGGCGGCGAAAAGGTCTGGACAGTGGCTGTCCGAGGACATGGCGGCGAACACGCTCGCGGCAGCGGCTTCGATGAACGAGCTCGCCGGCGCCGCGAAGGGAGCGGCGACTCAATTCGAAGCGGGGCTCGAGCCCGCGATCATTGAGGTCAGCGAGGCGTTAAAAAACTCGCTTCAGGAGAACGGAGCGTCGGGGTTCGCGTACATCGGGGAAAAGGCCGGGACCGTACTCCGCTACATCGCGCTTTTGTTTCTCGACATCGGGACGACTGTCGGCGGGATCGTCGGGACGATTCGAGAAGAGTTCGATCAGATGTGGAAGGCGATCGAGCTGGGAGGCGAGACTGTCGCCGGCGCGATCCGCTCGGGCAGTTTCAGAGGCGCATGGGATGCTCTTAAGCAGGGGGCGAAGCAAGCGGTCAAGGATTCCGAGGAAGACTCCGGCCGAATGCTCTCGATCTGGGAATCCGCCGGCGAGCAGCTCCAGAAAAACTTTCAGCAACTGATCCCCTCGGACGACGAGGAAAAGAAGCGACAGAAAGAGCGGAACGCGAAGGTCCCGAAGACTGGTACGGAGCCTCCCCCGGGAGACGACAAGGCGGACAAAGCAAAGCTCTCGGCTCTTGAGGCTCGACTCCAGGAAGA